TAAACCCGTAGCAGTAGTTATTGAATTTTGTGTTGCTGTAGTTACTATACCTGCAACATTTGCCGCAGTTAATACGTTTGTATTTGGATTCCAAGTTAATCCTGTATCTGTTTCAATTCCTTGAGTACCTGTTGCACCGTCTAAAAATGCAAGGTAAACTGTTTCAGCAGTAGTATTGTTAGCAGTTGCAGTAATAGTAGTTGCAAGGGTAGCAGTATCTGCGTTACCTGTTACATCACCAGTTAAATCACCTGCTAATAATGTTGCCGTTAACAAGCCACTACTAGAATTGAATGTTAAATTAGAACCACTCTTAGGGGGTAAGTCACCTGTTGCCGCAGTTGCAAATAATGGAAAACAAGTTGTGTCGCTTGACTCATCAGCCACAGTAACAGCAGTTCCAACTGATGCTAGGGCAACGGCTATATTTCCTGTACCATCAAAACTAGTACCACCAATTGTTCTAGCTGATGCTAGTGCTGTAGCTGTAGCCGCTAATCCTACTGCAATATTTGCAGAGCCATCAAAGCTTGTACCACCGATTGTTCTTGCTGTTGTTAATGTTGCCGCTGAACCTGTTGTGTTTTGGTTAAGCGTACCAACTGTAAAATCTAATGTGTTATCAGCATCTTGGTAAGCAACTGTAATACCAGATTCTGTATTAGAACTAACCATAGCCCCAACTGTATCTGCTATAGTTTCTGCTAATGTTACTCCTGCTATAGTTATAGCATCAGCTTCTAATGTCCCGTCAATATCGGCATCACCAGATATATCTAATGATGTTGCATCAACTTCACCTGCAACTGTTAGTACTCCACTAGCAACAGTCATTAAGTCTGTATCACCAGTGTGACCTATAGTTGAACCATTAATAATTACATTATCAACAGTTAGAGTTGTTAGTGTTCCAAGAGAAGTAATATTTGATTGTGCCGCAGTTGTTACTGTAGCCGCAGTACCAGAAGCATTTCCTGTTACGTTACCTGTTAAAGGCCCTGCAAAAGCATCTGCTGTTACTGTACCATCAAAGAAAGCATCTTTAAATTCTAAAGAACTTGTACCTAAATCTATTTGATTATTAGTAACAGGAGACAATGCTCCATCACCAATAGTTAATCTACCTGCACCACCTGTTGCTACTGTAATAACATCAGAACCACTAAAAGTAATTGATGTATTAGTATCCCCATCTCCTGCAATGCTGTCTAATTGTACTGCACCTACATTTGATAAAGCCGCATCTCCAAAGTCTACTGCACCTGCTACTGTTAAAGTACCAGATACATCTACATTACCATTTATATCTATAGTTGTAGCTGCTATTTGTATTTCTGTATCAGCAACTAAATCTAATTGACCATCAGTAGATGAATTAATATATATTGCTGTGTCTCTAAATTGTAATTTTTCTGTACTTGATAACAATAAATCATCTGAAAATTGAAAGTAATCTTCGTCTTCCATCCATGTTAATACACCATCATTTGATTCTCCATCAAAAGTTATGGCTATATCTGTACCTGCTGTAGCATCACCTATAGTTATTGCCGTACCTAATAACTTAGTTACTGGCCCACCCTCTGCTGCAGTTCCATCATGGGTATGCCCACTACTAGTAGCAAATGCAGCTAATAATTGGTCAAATTCATCATTAAAATGTGATGCCTCAATAACTGAACCATCAGCAATTGTACTCCCACTTTGTCTTGTATATGTTGCTCCCATTTATCTTCTCCCTCCGGGTATAAATTCTAATTCAAATCCCTTTAGGGATATTGCTTTCTTTGTGCTTGTGTCTTCAAATTTAAATGCTACTACAAATCCAGAACCTTCAACTGATTGTCTATCTAAAGGAAATCCAGATGCACTGTAAACTGATGTGCCATATAAACCACTACCATAAAAAGCAGCAGATGCAGCAGATGATGATAATGTGTATGAGTCTGGTTGAGGAGTATTAGTATCATCAAAATTATATCGTAATTTAAAAAATTGATTAGTAATATCTACTGATTCATTAACTTCATAATTAACTAATGCTCTTTGCATTGTTTTTCTTATTCCACCATCACCCAATGTCATATCTGGAGAACGATAAAATGAACTTATTATATGGGTTGTTCCTGCTCTTGTAAAAGCACCCCCAGATTCTTGTAAATATACATACCCATCAAATCCACCATTAATTACTGTTTCTACTCCACTTACAAAAGAAGAATCACAACAAGTAGGTTTTAATCCTTTCATATCCGCATACTCAAAACCTAAACCTCCTTCTGGACTTTGTTTTAATACTGCAATAATACCTTTAGCATTTATTTCAGATATACCAGATGTAGGATAAAATAACCTATATTGAGATTTACCTCTTATTATTGTTGATGAAATATTTGTTGTTCCTATATTTTTAATTCTTTCTTGTATTTGTTTTGATACTGTTCCTAATTCTACATCACCAATTCTTTCTGTACCTGCAATAGTTCTTAACCCATCTGGTGCCAAATAAATTAAGTCACCACCAATCTCTTGAATACTTTTACCATCTACACAACCAATTTTTCTTGTAACTGGTACAATAGAAAAATCAGATAATGTACTACCACCTAATTTATAAATTCTATCCTCACCAAAAATAAATAAATTATCACGAAATACTTTAAGGCCAACGATAGTTGTATCTACTTTTATTGCTCCTGCTCCGTTACCTGCTGTAAAATCATCTTCTGCAAAAGGTGCAGAAAATTGTATTGTAGAATTAGCATTAGACATACCACCATAAAATATATGATTTTTAAATGATGTTACAAATTGTGGACTAGTAGGTGCTGTACCACCTCCTGTTGCATTAATAATATCTTCATTAAAACTTGTATCTATTGTAAAAGCATTAGTTGTACCACTTGCAATTATTATTTTTTCAGTACCATTAAAATTAAATCTTTCAAAGTCATATATATAAGTAGTACCCTTACCTGTAGCTGTAGATGTCCAACTACCACTAGTACCTCCACGATATACTGTACCTCCTCTTGCCGCCAATGTAACATTATTAAATATAGCAACCATATCTACAATTTCATTTGATGAAGATACTTGTGGGACAATAGCAGAATTATAAGGTGTAGTACCTAATATTTTTTTGTATCCACCTGCAATATCTGGTTCAAAATTTTGTAATTGCAAAGCTTCACCCGGTTCCATGTCAAAGATATCTTTATTTAAAATTAAACCACCATTACAAGTTATGACTGCAGGGGTTATTTGTGAATTATCTGGCATTATTTAAATGTGTTCCTTGATAGGTTTACTTTTCCTGTCCTCATATAAGAAAACCTTTCAACTAAATCTAATCTTATTCTCTTTACACCTTCTTCAAATTCTGCATTAGCAATATTTGCTGATGGTATATCTGAACGTAATTTGTATAAATAGTATTTTGCTCTATTGACAATAATATCTTGGTATCTTCCTTCTAAATCTGGACTATCTGTAACAGCAGATAAATCAGAATGTATTTTCCAATATTCATATTTTACTGAATAACTATTATCTTTTGGTACTGGAGATAAACCAAATTTACCACTTTGAGTAAAATATATAAAATCTGGAATACCTTGACTACCACTACTATTTCTTAAATCTCTTTCTGATAAATTGCTATTCCAATCATTGTATGACATGTATCTTAATTTTTTAACTCCAACATCTTCTGATATACGAATATAATCAACATCAAGATTTGTAGATGTAGTTGTATTGTTTACTGTTATAAATGTTGTTTGAGATGTTGCTGTAAATGTTGTATCTAAAACTGCACCTGCACCAAAATCTGTAACTGTTAATGTTGTACTTAAATTTTGTGTTCCTTCTGCCGCAGTCCCTACTTGTACTTTTAAGGCTTGTCCTACACTGCCAGTATCAAATACTTTTACTTGTATTCTATATCTTGTATTAACAACTGTAGTTAATGATTGATAAGCCGCATAATCATTTAGTCGTAAACGACCACTTCCTGTACTTGTATAAGCAGCACTTCCTGCACCTGCTATTGTAGACCAACTAGTAATATTAGAAGTAAATTCACCATTAGTAGTTAATTCTTTTGGTACCAATATAAATGAATCCCAATCAATTCTTCTATAAGATAAATCACCACTTTGAGGTGAATCTGCTGAAGGTAAATCATATTCTCTAGTACCACCATATGTGCTTTGTTTTGTTGATTTATATAAACTTGGTAATTCCCATACTTGGTTGTAAATATCATTTATAGATTTATTTATAAATCCTTTTACAGATGTCTGTACACCACGACTTGAAGTAAAGTTAGCTGAAGTTAATTCAACTTCGTTTAATTCGTTAAGTACACTATTTGTTAATACTAGATATGTTGCCATTATTTTTTAATTTGTTTTTTATCTTCTAATAGATTTAATATTTTATTTAATTTATTTTCTAATTTATTTACTCTACTTTCAAGTAAAGAATTATCATTTTCTGGCACACCCATCATAGTAACTCTTTGTCCGGATGAAACATTACTTTTTTCTCTTAAATTATATGTTGTCATTTATTCCTTTTATTTTAAAAGGGGGCCGAAGCCCCCATTATTATATTATCTTATGATACGTCAGTATCGTGTTGAGATGCAGATTGTCTGTCATTCTCATCGATTCCTTTAACATCACAAAGTATAGCAAAAACACGGATTTTTCCCGCAGTTGATGCTGCACTTAGAACTAATACATCAAGTGTATCAGCACTTGCTATTATTGGTCTAGCTGTAGCTGTTAAAACACTGTATCCTGTTGCATTAGCATCGCCATCAACAAATGTGTCAACGTCTCCGCCAGTAATTCCTAAATCCAAAGTTACAGAACTAGACAATGCTGTAATAACTTCAATACCTGCGTGTAGGATTAAAGTTTCAGCAGGTATATCTATTACCTGTAATACATCACCAGTTGCTGTTCCTGCTCCTGCCGCAACTTGCGACACGTCTACAGTAACCTCTACTAAATAAGGAACTCTAGTTCCCGGATTCATTCTAGAAGGTACTGAGCCAGTTGTTCCCGGCCCTCTTACGTCATATGTAGGCATAATAAATATTCTCCCTAATCAATCAATAGATGTCTGCATTCAAGTGCATCCGAACGAAGCACTTTTCTACCAAAGACATGAAGTCCTCTTACTATATCAGCAAAAGATTCTTGGTCTCTAACAACTTCTGTTTTTGCAATAGCGTTTGCAGTAGCTGTTGAAGACATATGTCCTGCTAATATTTTATAATAATCAGACGTTGTTGAAGCAGCAAAGTTATTAGTCATGTATAGTTTAAAACCATTAACCATTCCTGCAATAACTTGACCATTTCTTAAAGGTGATGAACCATCACCAGTAATGGAAGCATCCATTAATTTTGATGAAGCGTTTCCAAGTTGTTCATAGAACTCTGGAGATGCTAAAAACCATCTGTTATCAGTTGGTACATCATTTGCATGAAGTATTTTAGCTGAACTTGCTAGAATGTCCATTGGGTCGACTTCGGAAGTTCCGAAACCAGTGTCTGAACCAGAGCCATCACTACCAGTAGTAGTTCCTGCTCCTGCGACCATTGCTGCAATTACGTTTTCATCGTATGAATCTTTTAGAGCATATGCTCCAGAAGAAGTAGCCAAAGCTTCCCAGTTTACATGAGATTGTCTTTCTTCAATATCGTCAACTTTAAAAGCAAATGCATTAGCTTGGTCAACTATTAATTGTAGTTGGTCGTCTGCTAAATTTTGCGTAGCAATTGCTCCACCTCTAGTATAAGCCGCAACTGTAATAGTTGGTTCTTTTACTATGTTGACAGTATCTCCATAATTTTCAATTTCACCTGCATAATCTGTATTGGTAATATCCTCTACAACTGATGCAGTTCTGAAGAACTTTTGGACTTTTTGACTGTATATTACTGGTAGCCAGTTACCTGTTGGTAAACTACTATATCCAGTGGCGTTAGTTATAGCCATGTGTAATCCTCCGTTTTAATTTAAGTTAATTTGTGATTCTACCTTCGGCCCTTGCGAGGTCGATGTCTTTCTCAAACTTAGCAAATTCACTTGGTTTTAATTTTGATATTGCATTTAAAGACCAAACTTTTTTACCT